ACGGACTTTTAAAAACTTCTTTAGGGAAAAAGACCGAAATTTATATTGAAAGTCTTTTTGCAGAGTTGAACGAAAAGCAAAAGAAAGCGTATCGAAAGAAATTAAGAAATACAACTTTTTCTTTGCTTGATTCGATTTGCAAAGCGAAAGAAGAAAAGAAACAAAATGAACTAAAAACACTTGTTTCTGCATTTACAGAATTTTATAAGCAAGTCTACAAAGTGAATGATTTTTCATTTGCAAGTATTGCAAGCGAAAACACAAAGGACACAAAAAAAGAAGTTCTAACAAAAGGTTTACAAATAGTCAAAAATTTCAAGTAATTAAATGATATGCTATTAAATGTATTTTTATTTGTTGGTGTAATTTGGGTATTAATTCAGATTATCAAAGATATAAAATATTTTTTAAAGAACTTATAAACTAAATAAAAAGTAAGGGAAAGCAAATAAAAATGTTTGTCCCTTACTTTTTATTTTTGAATGTTAAATTTAACGTAACCGTTCGGCCCTTTTAGTACCAGGAAATTTTAGGCTTTCGTGATAAAGGCATACCAAGACACCACAACCACACATGCACACACAAAGAAGCCAGAGAATAAAAACATCCCTGGCATTCATCTTACAAAAGGATATCTAATATCTCTTTAATCCTATCCTTCCCTAAGACCCTCCTACCATTCCTTATCTCATAGAAGAAAAGATAATACATCTCAAGTTCTTCCATCCAAATTCTATCCCCTCCCTCCAATAATGGTTCTATTCTCATCATATCCTCAGGATTAATCCATAACCGATACCAAACCCTATTACCTTCAGAACATCTTAGGATTCTCTTATGGTCATCATCCCTTATCGCTGTTACCTTTACCATATCCTTTAAACATTTCTTGATTCAACCTAAATCCAGGCCTAGATATAATCATCCTCTGGATATCATGTATCTTAATTGCCATCTCATTCATTTCCATCGGATGGTTGATAGGTAATTCTAAAAACCTATTCCAAACTTCATCAGTAAGTCTACGGATTGCCTCTTCCTCTTGGGTAAGTTTACCCGGATTAACACCATCTGCTATTACTGCTTGGGTAGTAAATATAATATCTTCCATATCTCAACCAATTATAGGTTTATCAAATTCAAATAAGAGATTAACTCTCTTATTATGTATTCTATCTAAGTCCTCAAGGGCACACTCTAGTATTTTAATACGTTCAGCATTATATTCTTTAGATACTGGGAACCAGAATGCTGTTCCTAAAAGGAATTCGTAGTTCTTCAGATTTTCTAATGGTACCTTGAACCATACCCTGCCATTTATATTTAAGACTTCTTCCTTCAGATGTTGGATTAAAGGAGTAGAATATCCGAAGTATACATGGGTAATGTTAAACCTTTGAGGAGTAAACCAAGATTTAATTACCTTTCTCCAAAGAATCCCATCTGTGTCATCCTTATATCTAGAAGCCTCGATTATATCAGCACATAACCCTACAGGTGAATTGGGATTTTTACTCCTTTTATTGAATACCTTGTAGAAAGTATTCTTTATCTTTGAGTAGTTGTCTCTTACCAATCCTTCAATTACCTTATTCTCTAAGGAATTATAATCGATTGCAGTGAACGTAGGCTCTTCCATCTTTCTCGAATTTTCTTTCAAACCATTGGCAGATAATACATCTTGGGCTTCCCACCATTACTTCTGTCTCTCCCTTGATTACTGGGCAAGGATTGGTAAGCTTCTTTTGCCTACCAACCTTCTTAGTCTTAATCTCTCGGTTCATGTTTCTTTTCTATATAAGTTATTATAAAATAAATTGGGAATAGTGGCATGATTAACCAGATAGTTAGGAATAGGAATCCCGGTCTAGTTAATCGGTGCATTGAGCATATTACCTTGGTCATAAACCAGGCGGGTATAATACAGATAGCATATATTATACCCAGGATAATCCACATCATTGTTCGAAGTATTTATTTACGATTTTAGATATCCTCTTATCTAACTCTACTATTAGTTCACTAAAGTCTTTGTCCTTCATATCCTTAATCTTTGATTCGATTAAGTCCAGATTTCTCTTAATTGAGAAGTAGGATTTGAATGCTTGATAATCCAATTCCGATTTATCCGTAAGAGGTAGGATAACACTTTGCTTACCATCCAATCGGGCATAATTCCCATCTGGTCCAAGTGTTCTTGATACCTTTACTTTGTTACTCAGGATTGCAAACCCACCTTTCTTGTCGATGATTTCTACCTTTACCTTTTCCATTAAGGTTTTTCCATCAGAGAAAATTACTTCTTCACCCTCCTTTAGCTTTTTGGTTTCTTTGTTCTTTTTCATATCTTTATTATTAATTAGTTTATGCAAATATACGAATTTATTTATTATTTATTGCATTATCTATTTTATTTTTTATAAATTCATAGGCATTGCCCCGGTAATCCTCTAGCATTTTGTATTCCTGTGAAGATAGAAATATTCCGTTTACTTTAAAAGCATCTCTTAGATGTTCTGGTATAGTGCCTTGATGAGTGATGTTATTATAACGTATAATGAAAAGCTTCTCTCGGTCTTCATCAATAACTCCGAGAGTGTTTACTGGTTGTAGTTTAGTTTGGTAAATCGCTCCAAAAGCAGAAGGTACCATTAAAATACTTCCCGGTACTCTAGTTATCCAATGAGAATAATCAGGAGTAATTACGGCAATTTTCTTCTCTTTTTCAAGCTCTTTGTCATAAGCTAATCGATTAAACCAAAAAGCACATTGAAAACAAACTTGTTTTCTTGCCATAAGTTGAGGAATTTCCCGAGTTTCATCAAATTCCTCTAAGTTAATAGGTTTGCCACATATCTGGCATTCATTTTTCTTGTCCATATTGCATTATTTTATAAGTTATATATGATAATAGAACCTAAAGAACACTCATAAATAGGGTATTCAGCAATACTTTCTAATCTTTAATGAACTTTAAAATATAACCTTATGGATAAATTAACCAATGAAATGATTGTGGCTCTGGCCAATGATTTAGGACTGGAGCCAGCTCTTTTAAAGGCAGTACAACTGGTTGAAGGAGCAGGTAGAGATGGATTTCTAGTAGATGGTAGACCTCAAATTCTGTTTGAAGGTCACATTATGTACAAAGAAATCAAAAATAAGTTCGGTTTAGACAAGTCAGTAGCTGCTCAAAAGAGTTACCCTACGATTTGTTTCCCAAAATGGGATAAATCGAAGTACTTAGGAGGAGCAAGTGAGTACAAAAGACTCGAAATTGCCAAGAAAATCGATGAAGAATGTGCTTTGAAGTCAGCTTCTTGGGGAATGTTTCAGATTATGGGCTTCAATCACCTCTATTGTGGCTGTAAAGACGTCTTCGAATTCGTGAAAAAGATGCAGGAATCTCATGAAAGTCAGTTAAAACTCATGTATTACTACATGAATAATACCAGTTGCTTGAAAAATCTGAAAGAACATGACTGGGCAGGCTTTGCTCGGAAGTATAATGGTCCTGGTTATGCTGAAAATGCCTATGACCAGAAGTTAAAAAACGCTTACGAAAACTTTAAAGATAAGATATAATGAAGGTAATCTACAACAGATTTATACCTTTCAAAGGGTATAAAGCCATGAATTTGTTCGGCATTGTATTTGTAAGAAAAGGTGCTAAGTTTGATGCCTATGATTACAATCATGAGAAGATACATCTCAAGCAAATGCAAGAGATGTTGTGGATTTTCTACTACTTGTGGTATGCAATCGAGTACTTAATCATCATGTTCTTAGCTAAATGGGACAAACAAAGCGAAAGGTATCATGATGTAAGCTTTGAAGAGGAAGCACATAATAATGACCATGACCTGGATTATACCCATGTTAGGAAACATTATGCTTGGGTTAAATACGTAAAACTAAGAAGTTACAAGAAATGAATGTATTAGGGATATGTGCAGGCCAAGGAGGTCTGCTCTTCCCTTTTAGGAAGCACCTATTAGGGAATATTGAACCTCGAGGAGTATTTCATACTCCAGGTGAAGAGCAATGGAAGACTAATTTTAAGGGTGTACCATTCTATAAAGGATATAACTTACCTGAGTTTGATGAGAAAGTAGATGTTATTTTATCTTCTCCAGACTGTGGTATGTCGTCTATTATGAGGCTTTCAAAAGTAAAAGAATTGGGCAAACCTAAGAATAACCGAAGTTTAAATCTAGTAATAGAGGGAATCAATTATTACAAGCCTAAGATTTTTCTTATAGAAAACCTGCCTCGTTTGCTATCTCTTCTACCCAATAAATACCTTCAGGAAGCCTTTAAGGACTATAAACTTATTTTTCACGAAAGAAGCGTTTCCGACTATGGGAACTCCCAAGTATCAAGGAAACGTTTAGTTATCGTTGGAGTTCATAAGAAAACTGGTAAGAAATACTTGGATGCTTTTAATGAAGTATTCCAAGTAAAAACTCCAACAATTACTAGAAATCTACTTAACGATTACCAGAATCCATTAAATTATAACATTCCAATTGAAAAGAATTTGGCGATGTATGATTATCGAAAGCTTCCTGCAAAGAAAAATCTAACAGTTAGAAAGATTCAGTTATTGTGGAATAGTGACTTCAAGAATGAAAAGAAATGGCCCATAAAGACTGCTAAGATGAGTACTCTCCCAGGAGTATATCGATTAGAGTTAGATAAAGCTCCTCTAACTTTAAGACCTGCTGATAGACAATTCCGACCTGATGGTTACCCTCTTGGGATTTTGGATTTCAAGGTAATTATGGGATTCCCCAAAGCCTACAAGATTTTCATGGATGAAGGCAATTATCTTTACTGGCTTAACAAGGCAAGGTATACCATAGCTAAGGGGTCGGTATATGAGGTAGGTATTTGGTTTAAACGTTGTATTAAGAGGGTTTCTTGAGCCCCTTATATTATATTTTTAAAAGTTTTAGTGGCTATTAGCACTTAACACTTAAGTCCTAAGCTTAACACTTAAGTTAGGATATTCTTCATTCGAATAGCTAAAGCTATTCTCATTCAGAAATTACGCGAAGGTACCATGAATTTTTCTTACCTAACTTGTTGAATCTCAATTGGTTAGGTAATATTTTGGTTCGCAGAATATCATGAATTGATGTGCCAGACCTACCAAATACTATCAGTACTATTTTCATTTTGAAAACCTAAAAATTTTAAAGAAATGAAGTCACCGAAAGTAACTAAGCAAGAAGCCAGGGATTTAAAGAATATGGGCTTCATCCCTCAATCGATTAACAAATTGATTCAGAGACATCTAATTAAGAAAATGATTCCTTTTGGGGTCAGAGTTTCTATGAAACGTTCAGATAACTCTTTGTTTGTAGGATACTCAATCCCTTTAAACCAAAAGAACCTGGATTTAAGTGAAATTGAAAAACTCGAAGAAGTTATTGATGAACTGAAAGATATCATCAAGAAGAATAAATTTTAACCAACATGAAGAAATGGAAAGATGTATTAGTTCTAGTCTTAATAGGATTTACTATTTACCTTTGCTTCAGGAATTACAAATTGAATTCGTATATCAGTCAACTTCCTGATTCATCGGTCATTGGCATTCCTGATACAGTCAAACTGAAAGAAGAGTTTAAGCCCCAAAAACCTTTTTCCCAGTTAATTGAACCAAGTAGAATCTTTCTCTACGACTTTTATAGAAACAGCAATAGAATGACTAAATCTCCAAGTTCTGATTCAACAGCGGTTGATTCTGACCATTCAGTAAAAGTCAGCAAGAAGGATTCTCTGGTTCAGTTTACTCTAGACAACAACAAATTAAATATCAGTCTGTTCAATAAGGAGACAGATTCTTATTCAACTAGAATGTTCAATCTAGACTTAGGGAATTACAAATATAACTGGTATGAGGGACAATTAACTCAGAAGAAAATTCGGAGACTTAGCCTTAGTCCTTATGTCTATGGTAAGTACAGACCCTTTAATCAACTGTTTGATATTGGAACGGGCCTTACAATCAAGACTACGAATTTTAATTACAAACTCGGAGTTAATGCTTTCTGTTATCCGAAATACTTTTCAGGTATAAAAGCTGACTTAGAGTTTTCAATTCAATATAACTTTTGATATGGCGAAAAAGATAATCACAGAAAATCACACTTCCCTTAACCGGGAGGAATTAGCAACCCTTGCAAAGGTTTCTAACGACGTTTTCTATTTCAGTCTTTTCACCTATGTGATACACCCAATGAGGGGAAAAGTTAGATTCGAACTTTATCCATACCAAAAATCGGTACTGTATAATTTCGTCAAAGAACGTTTCAATATCCTGCTTAAGTTTAGACAGGCTGGTATTACAGAGCTTATTTCTATGTACTGCCTTTGGTTAGCAATGTATCATCCTAACAAGAAGATTAACATTATCTCAATCAAAGACACCACTGCTAAGAAAGTACTTAAGAAGATTAAGTTCATGTACAAGAATCTACCATGGTATTTACAAACACCAATTATCAATGGTAGAGCTGGAGAATATGGTTCTGCATCTATGATAGAATTCGATAACGGTTCTTTTATAGAGTCTATCCCTACATCTTCGGAAGCTGGTCGTTCAGAATCTCTTTCCCTATTGGTTATTGATGAAGCAGCAGTAGTAAGATGGGCAGCTCAGATTTGGGCAGCGGCCTTCCCGACTCTATCAACGGGAGGGGCTGCTATCATCAATTCTTGTGTTACTGGTGATACTAAATTGATATGTAGGAATGGGTTAATCCCAATAAAAGACCTATGCCCTGAATCATTCGGAAAAAAAGATATAAGAAATTTGGGTATTCAAGTTTTATCTCATACTGGTAAATGGAGGAATATTATAGGTTCACTTAATAAGGGTTTACTAGAAACCTGGGAGATAGAGAATGATAGAGGTAGAATATTAAAATGTACTCCTCAACATAAACTCTATACCATTAGAGGTTGGATGTCAGTAAAAGACATCTTAGAAAAAGGTATTGAAGCTATTTTTTATGATACTGGAGTAAATGACTTATTAGAAAATCCTATAACTGAGCCTCCTAAAAAAGAAATATTTAAAAAGATACCAGAGTTTCCTAATTACCTAGTATCTAATCTTGGAAGAGTAAGTAAACAATATATCCAGGGTATATGCTGGGGTACTAAAAGTACAAAAACTTATATATCTAAGCTAAAATTGAATAGGGTATATATGGATACCATATATGATATTTGCGTAGAGGAAGATGAATCATATCTTACAAACACTGAATACGTATCTCATAATACGCCCTACGGAGTTGGTAATTTCTACCACTCTACTTGGGTAGATGCAATTGCTGGAGGAAATCCATTTAACCCACTTCGATTGTATTGGCAAATGCACCCAGAACGAGATATCAATTGGTACAATGAAATGTCTTCTGCCTTGGGAACCAAAAGAACTGCACAAGAAATTGATGGTGACTTCTTATCATCCGGAAATACAGTCTTCGACCTGTCTGATATTAAGGCAATCGAAGACTGCCTTAGTGATTATCCAGTTCTTAAGAAAAGGTTTAATGGTCAGTATAGGCAATTCTGTGAACCAGAAGATAACAAGGAATACTTTATTGGTGCCGACGTTTCTACTGGTAGAGCAACTGACTACTCTGCTTTCACTTGTATGGATAAAGCTGGAGAAGAACAAGCAGTATTCAAAGGCAGATTATCAGTAGATAAGTATGCCAGATTACTGGGAGATACTGGTCAATTATTTAATTTTGCAACTATTGCTCCAGAATCAAACGATGTTGGATTGGCAGTAACCTCTAAACTTCAAGATGAAGGATATCCTAAACTGTATTACTACCAAAAGATGCTTAAGAAAAAAGGTAAATCTAGACCTGAGATGGATAAATCTCCTGGATGGTTAACTACTCAAAGGAACCGTTCAGTAATCATTGAAGGTTTAGAACAAGATATACGAGAAGATAATATCACTTGTAAAGACCCATTCTTTGTTCAAGAAGCATATACCTTCATATATGATGGTTTGGGTAGGCCAGTTGCAATGGGTAAACATAGAGCTAACAATTCAGCAGTAGATGTAGACCTTGAAGGTGATGTCTATTCTGATGACTCCATATTTGGTAAAGCTATATGTAATCACATAAGGAAAGGAAAAACTAACGTAATTGTACAACCAAAATGAAAAAGAAGTTCAACTTTAATTGGAGTTGGGGGAGAAAGAAGGACCCACCTCCAGAACCCTACAAAGAGGAGAAGAAATCAAAACCTTCTACTATCTCTCCTGGTAGAGTTTCAGTCGATGAAGATGAATCTCTTATCAGTTCATTAAAGGGTATTACTGCAATGGTAGACCCTTCTTTTCGTGTTGAAGTAATACCTCTAATTCGAGATTTATATAAGGTAAATCCGGATATGGGCATTGCTTTGCAGGATATGTTTAAGTTAGCCAATACTGGTCATACTGTAACATTCCCTAACAATACAGATGATGAAGCCGATAAGATGAGGAAACACTTGGCTGAGAAAACTAAGAAATGGTCAAGGTATACTGCTGGAATAGATGGCTTGGTTAACAAGATGATTGTACAATGTCTTGTTGGCGGAGCTATTTCTGTTGAAGGAGTTCCTGATGAAAAGCTGGAAGGTTTGGATACTATCCTATTCCTTAGACCTGAGAACATTGTATTCAAAAGGGAAAACAATGGAGTATATTCTCCTTATCAAAAGAACAAGAATTACTTCATAAAGCACCAGGATTACATTAAGCTTAACCCAGAGACTTATGTATATGCTGCAATGTATAATGATACCGATGAACCATACGGAATACCACCGTTCATGGCAGCATTAGATTCATTGAAAGGGCAACATGATATGAGGGTAAACTTTAAACATATCATGGAAGTCT